AAGTCTTTACTTTCACTTGTAATAGAACCACAACAACCCTGTGCGTATGATTATCCATTCAGCGGACTACAGTCAAAGCTTCACGGAATCCGATACGGAGAGCTTGTCACAGTTACTGCAGGAAGCGGTATCGGCAAGTCCTCATTCTGCCGGGACATTGCAACTCGTTTACTTCAAGAAGGAGCACGGGTTGGTTACTTGGCTTTGGAGGAATCGAACAGAAGGACTGCAATTGGATTGATGTCCGCTGCCTGTGGTAAAGCTTTCCACTTAGGCACACATACACATGAAGAACTATCGGCTGCATTCGATGACACGTTGGCTAGTTGGAATCTCTTTTTGTTTGATGGCTTTGGGAGTTATGACCCTGATGTTATTTACAATAGGATTGAATATCTGGCATCTGGCCTCGACTGCAAAATTATCTTCCTTGATCATCTTTCCATCCTGCTTAGTGGTTTGGATGGCGATGAAAGACGGATGATTGATACAACAATGACACGCTTACGTTCACTTGTAGAACGTACAGGAATCTCGCTGTTCCTTGTGTCCCACCTACGACGACCACAAGGAGACAAAGGCCACGAAGATGGAGCAACGGTATCACTTGGACAACTGCGAGGTAGTCATTCAATTGCACAAATATCTGACGCAGTTATTGGACTCGAAAGAAATCAACAGAGCGGACCTGAACACGCTGATACAACTGTGCGAGTCATCAAGAATCGCTATTCAGGGGAAACTGGCATCGCGGGAACGCTGACTTACGACAAAGACACTTGCAGATTTAATGAGCAACAAGAATTTAATCCTACGTCAGATTTTTAAAGCTGAACAAGAGGCTTATCTGAAGAAGCCAAACCCTCCTACTGAAGAGATGGTACGGCGAGCACAATTTAAAGACAAAACCTACATTTGGAAACATGCTGGTGTTCGACCTAGAGACGGACGGTCTCCTCAATGATGTTACCTGCATCCACTGTTTGGTCATCTACGATTCTGAGGCTGACGAAACTTATGTCTATAACGACAAGGGTTCTGAAGAACCGATTGTCCGTGGCATCCAACTACTAGAAGACGCTGATGTTATTTGTGGTCACAACGTGATCTCTTATGACATCCCTGTTATTGAGAAGCTTTACCCTTGGTTTATACCTACTGCATTAGTTATTGACACACTGTTGTTATCACGTTTGTATCACGCAGACATGATGGCAGTTGACAATAAGAGAAACATTCCACGTATGCCGCAACAGTTATACGGAAGACATTCTCTTGAGTCATATGGCTACAGGTTAGGTGAATACAAAGGGTGCTTTGGTAAGACCACCGATTGGAAAGAGTGGTCACAAGAAATGCAGGATTACTGCATACAAGATGTAAACGTTACTAAAAAACTATGCGAGCATTTCCACCCTTACCTGAGTGGGTCGCACTAGAGCACAAGGTAGCAACCATACTCGCTAAACAAGAACAACATGGCTGGTATTTCGATGAGCGATCTGCATGGCAACTTGCATCGACTCTCCAACAAGAACTTCAAGATATTGAAGAAGTACTTCGGAAACAACACCCTTACGTCGCAGGAAATGAGTTCACTCCAAAACGAAATAACTCGACTAGCGGCTACATCGAAGGAGCGTCCTTCACGCGACTCAAAGAACTAAACCCAACATCAAGGGATCACATCTCATGGATATTGCAAACGCACTATGGTTGGAAGCCGACACAGAAGACAGCTACTGGGAAGCCTATCGTAGACGAAGTTATTCTGACCGAGATTGGATCAGAGATTTCTACGATGTTTGCGAGATGTTTGACGGTAACGAAAATGCTTGGGATGCTGTCGAACGGCGTGAACGCATGGCTGAAGCTGAGTACGAAGAATAGGATTCATCATCATTGTTCTATTGCTACAGCTACACATAGATGTGCACACCGTAAGCCGAACCTAGCGCAAGTCCCTAGTGATCCTGAGTTCAGGAAGTTGTTTACAGCTACACCTGGACAGGTGATGGTTGGTGCTGACCTTAGTGGTATTGAGCTTAGAATTCTGGCGCATTACCTATCTCGGTATGACACACACTTTGCTGATGTTCTGTTAAATGGTGACATTCACCAAGCCAATGCAGATAAGGTCGGTGTGTCAAGACGGCAGATCAAGACAATCACATACGCATGGTGCTACGGCGCTGGTGATGAAAAGATCGGCCACAGTTATGACCCACAGCTGTCATCTGCTAAGGCAAAAAAGAAAGGCAAAGAGATCCGCAAAGCATTTGTTGATGCTATCCCTGGCATGTCAGATCTACTGCAAGCCATTGATGTAGCTGCTAAGCGTGGATCAGTGAGGTCTATCGATGGTCGTGTGATCACTCTTGATAGCCCACACAAAGCATTGAACTTCCTTTTGCAATCATCGGCTGGTGTTCTTAGCCGCAGGTGGATTGCTATCACCCACGATAATTTAAATGATTTACAAATTTGTGCTTCTCAGCTTGCTTACATTCATGACGAGCTGCAGTTTGAATCCTCTCCAGAACATTCAGAACAGCTCGCAAGAGTCCTTGAACTCAGTGCAGCAGAAGCTGGAGAATACTATTCCATCCGTGTCCCCATCGCAGCTGAATCCAAAGTCGGCGCTAACTGGTCGGAGGTTCATTGAATGAAGCTATTGGTAGACGCAGACTTTATTGTCTATAAGTCCTGCGCTGCCGCTGAAACAGAAATTGATTGGGGTGACGATGTCATCCTTGTGACAAGTAAGTTTAGCGAGGCGTACAAAAATGTTCTAAAAGAACTACATAAAATTAGAGATCAATTCATTTGGGATTCACCAGAACTGATCTTGTTCTTTAGTGACTCAAAGAATTTTAGGAAGAAAATTTATCCTGCTTACAAAGGACATCGAAATCGTAAGAAGCCCTGTGGGTATCGAAGAGTCATTGAAGAACTTAAAAAAGAATACAACGTCATCAGGATGCCAGAGCTGGAAGCAGATGATGCTATGGGTATTTATGCGACAGCTAATACTGGTAATATCATTGTTAGTCCTGACAAAGACATGCGCCAGATTCCTGGTCGTGTCTACAACCTAGACGAAACGATTCACGTCACACCAGAAGAAGGTGCTAGGTGGCATCTGATCCAGACACTGGCTGGTGACCAAACTGATGGTTACAGCGGTGTGCCTGGTATTGGTGTGAAGCGTGCAGTGGCTTTGTTTGAAGAGGATGGGTACAGCTGGGAGACAGTTGTCAAAGCTTTTGCAAACAAGGATCTTGATGAAGATGCTGCATTGATGAACGCACGTCTTGCACGAATCCTTACATGTACTGACTATGACATCTCAAACAAACAAGTCATACCTTGGACCCCCACCCCCGGTTACAGAGCTGACGGTGGAGCAGGAGTTCAAGATGAGACGGCTAACGGATCTACTACCGAAGGCTGACAAAGAAGATATTGTTACTGTCTACTTAGCTCTGCAAAAACAAAACTTTGTTCTTGCTAACACCGTAAGCAACCTAATCAAACAATGGCCAAAGCACCCACACACTACACAAGAGGAGACATAGAGGTCTGGGATTTTATCCGAGACCAAGGTCTCAATTATTTTAGAGGCAATGCTATTAAATATATTTGCAGAGCCGGTTTCAAAAGTACTAGCACAGAGATCGACGACCTTAAAAAAGCTATCCACTATCTTGAGAATGAACTACAACATGCACTGTCGCAGTCAAAGCCTGCAGGAACAAGCACAACAATTCCGAACTGCATATGGGATGAAGAATGGGATTGGGAGTCGGACTATGCAACGGGCTTTGATCGATGAAGAGTGTAAGGAGTTCATGTATGCCTGTGACAATGAAGGCTACGAACAAGAGCTGAAAGAACTAGCAGACCTTGTATATGTCTGCTTTCAGTATTCAGAAAATATGGAGTGGGATCTAGAAGAAGCTTTGTTCCGTGTCCATAAATCAAACATGTCCAAGCTTGGACTAGATGGTCAACCCATCCGCCGTGATGACGGCAAGATCCTGAAGGGTCCTAACTACGAACCACCTAACCTTAAAGATATTGTTGATGGCTGAATTGATTAGTCGCACTGGTCGTGTGCAGAGTTGGATTGACGATCCAGCTGGACGGTTGCCTGTTAGTTGCACCGTATTTGTTGTAGACAATGAAATGGAGGGACCAAATGGAATCGAAGCGTCTTGGAGATTTGCGTCTCACGCTTTACGAAACGGCGCAGGAGTTGCTATCCATCTATCGAGACTCGACGCCAAAGGCTACGAGAGAGAGTCTGGCGTCGTTGCGAGTGGTCCTGTTTCATTTGGACGAATCTACTCGGCTCTTAACGAAACTCTCCGAAGGGGAGGCAAATACAAAAATGGAGCCATAGTCCTGCATCTCGATGCAAACCACCCAGATCTTCTTGAGTTCATCAACGCACCCCGTGATGTATTGCCATGGGTCAAGCGTTGTGTAGATGTATGTGATGACTGGTGGAACGAGCTGCTACCAGAGGTCAAAGAGAATGTACTCCTAGCTATGAAGCGTGGAGATGTATGGCTCAACAAAGTAAAGTACGACAATGATGGAAACCGGATCTACGGAAATGTCTGCCTGGAAGTTTACCTGCCCTCACGCGGAACGTGTTTGCTTGAACACATCAATCTTGCTGCCTGTGAGTTCGACACAATCCCGGGAGCTTTTGCTCAGGGTATGCAGGAATTGTGTATCCTCCACGCTACAACTGGCGTTGGTGCTTCAGGAGAGTATCTCCCTCCAGAACGTGACAGACAAGTCGGACTGGGGATGCTTGGACTCGCTAACCTCCTCGG